AGCAGATCATCCTCACAGGTTGCACGGTTTCGCCTAGATATGTGGCCATCTACCAGAAACTTGGCGGTGCTGCATCTGCCGACCGCGTTGTAATGATTGTAGATTGGGGCGCCGTTTACCCAGCAACCGGCTCCGTATATCCAATCAATCCTAACGAAATCATCATAAGCGGGGTTTACTCCTGATGAATTTCCCTGAATCCTGCTTGCCAATCGGCAGGCCACATACCCTGGGTGATTTTAATATCGCTGCCGAACTTGATCGGCGGTTTCGATTGAGCGACAGCCTGTCTGGCCAGACCGTGAGCCTGCCCCTGCCGGTGTTCACCGCCGCGCAATGCAACGATTTCAAAAGCCATTTTCGGACCGTGGGGCTGCTGTCGTTCTGGGAGCTTCCTGCTGCGGTGTGGGTGGGGCGTGCGGTTCCGCCAACGCCACTTCGATGGCGGTATGCGTCGGCGCCATCCTGGGACCTGCTGCCTGGGGATCTGTGGCAGGTGAGCGGAGTTGTGCTGCGTGCGGTGTGAGCCGCTAGAAAATCGGCAGCGGCCCGGTCGGGACGACATGAGGCCGCGCAACTAGGGACACCTGGAAATCGCCGATATATCCAAGCCATCGGCGAGACGCAAAATTACCACTTTGCAAGCCAATTGCTAGCAGAGTTTGGGTAATGCTACTGCCGTAAGAACTGGTGTCAGGATCTGGATCTGCCGCGCCGTTTATGGTTGTTGTTACAATTCCGCCTGCTCTGGTATGCTGAAAGAATGCCCACTCATCATCTGCCGGGGTGTTGACTGGTCCATTGTGAGTAAATCCGGCGCCACTGACGCTAACCCGATTAGACCCCCACAAACACTCCAAAGCATCGCTGGGAACAAAAAAGTTAGACCCGTCAAAGTTGTCATAAAATTGGAACAATCCATCATTACTTGCGCCCGCAGGCTTCCTAAACCAAAACCGTATTGTGTAGGCTGATTCGCCTATGACATCCGCCAGCGCAGCAGACATCCAGGCACCAGTAGCGCCGCTAAAGTATGCGCTGCCAGCACCCCATCTTCCTATCATTGGGCTGATTGACACATTGCCTGGCGTCACTGACGCCGCCCTGCCACTTACATCAGTAAAACCGCTGTCATTTGTAAGTGGTAAATGCAGGATAACAGAACTATAATCAGGATCGTTTAATGGCGTTGTTATAGCATTTGCCCCGGTGGTCTTTAGTAGCAGCAGCGTCGATTGGGACGGCGTGCCGACTTGCATCCCCGCGCCCGTGGTGGTGAGCGTCAGATTGACCGATGCCGATGGCGTGCCGGCCGGGAGCGCCCGGGCCCCCGTGGTTCGCAGCCGGATCCGGACCGATGCCGAAGGGGTCGATGCCCGACGGATCCAGACCCCAACAAACTCAACCGACAGGGCATAGAACTCAGTCCCTGGCACCGCCCGAATGTCGTCCTGCTCGACTGGCCGGGCATAGGTCCACTGGAACCCTGGCGGGGTTTCCGATGGCGCCAGGGTGGCTGAGTTGAATCCGAACGACCGGCCCTGTTGGCTCAGCTGGTGGTCTGGCACGCTGCGGGCCTCGGCCTCGGTGAGCCCTAGGAACGTCATCGCCAAAGCATCGCCCGCTGGCACCGTGTCGGCCGTGCTGGTGGTGCTGCTGCCGTCGTAGCCAACCTGCAGGGTGGCAGGGACCACGCCAGGGGTGATCGAGACGGTGGCGGGGCGGAGGGTGGGGAAGTCAGCCATTACAGGTAACCGCCGGTTAGCGTTGAATCTTCAAATTTCCAATCCCATGTTGCTATAAAGCTGCCGTCTACTAAATGCTGATATTTTTGCACAATTCCAATCTGAGTACCATCTGCACCATATTTAGTTACATAAGTAAAGTTTTCGTCTTCGCCGGTTTTAACTAGCTTCTGACCAGGTGTCACGGGGATAATTACCTGTTCAATCAGACCACCAGGCCTGGATCTCCTAGTGAAATTTAGGAGCAGATCGTATTTTGTGAAGTTGCCTGGCGGCGTCGGTGGCAGCTTCGGTTTTGCCTTGCCGTCCTTGGTTTCTGGAGAATAGGGGATCTCGGGTGGCTCAACCGGGCCGGTGGGTGGCAGTGGGGCAGGGCTCCCACCTCCTCCGCCGCCTCCACCTCCACCGCCAGGATCGCCCGCAGGAGTGCCGCTATCGACAAAGATGTCGCCGCCTGCAGGATCGCCGCCCGCATACTCTCCGCTGTTAGGAAACCGCCCGTTTTTGTTGTAGAAATACACTTCTTCAGCGGTCCGGCTGTCGGCATCCTCCTCTGGGATCGACGTATCGGTGGCCCTGCTAGGGTCTGCATCGCAAGACAGCCCGCTATTGCCGGTAATAAATAAATCCTCCTCCACCGAAACACTTGCAACATCCAACGCAACCAACGACCGGCGCTGTGAGTCAACGGGGAAATGCTCCAGGGCTAGCGATAGCTGCCCCTCTCTACCTTGTTTCATGCTTACAATTAAATACCACTCTACCAACGGATCATTAACGCCGTCTACGTCTTCTCGGTCAAGCTGAATAGCGATTAAATCACCTTCGCCTATCCGTGCATTCCAATATCCTGCCTTAACTATCGCCTGCGCAGTATGCGTAACGTATCGCCGCTTTGCCTGCGCAAATCGCATAGCCTTAACAGCATGACCTTTAGATGTGGCAAACTGCGTCATATCATGCGGCTCAATTGGTGCCGAGTCCGGGGTGTCGTCATATTTGACCGTTGTGGTTCTGGTGATCCCAGACAGCCCGTCATCCCCTTGTTGCCGCCATGCCACCTCAGCTCTGTATGGCTGCCGGGCCTTTGGGTCTGCGAGCTGATATGAATAGCTGCCAGAAACGATCGCTTCACTGTCGAACACCCACGCAGGCTTTTGCGGTTCAGTGTCGATTGCCCTTGACGGGGTGACGGGTAGCAATGGCCTCATGCCGTACCGCCCGCCAATGGTGCTGGAACGCACCAGGAAGTAGGGCCCCACCTTGCTCAGCCAGTCACTGGTGCTGGTTGGTTCGGTCAGAATGCCATCCCAGAACAAACCATTGGCCGCCATGAATTTAGCGGTTGTTGTCAATGAAGCACGGTCTATTTGTATCTCTGGAATCCTGCGAGTATGAGTCAGCAGCCAGTAGTAAAGCTCTGCAAGGTTGTTACTGCTGCCGTAGGTGTCATCAGTTAGCCGGGTGGACTGTACACCGTTGCGGATGAAGGCATGGACCGAGCGCTTCCAGTAGCCTTGGTCTTCATTTGCAACACCATAAGGATCATCTCCATTGATGTAAACAACTGAAAACGAAAGCGTAGACATGCCTTCGCAAGTGCCTGCCGTGCCGCATATCGTGGGCGCTGGAACCGCTTTAGCAACCAAGTAATTATTATTTAATAAAGCCTCAGATTGATTTTTCCCATCAATAAAAGTGGTAGTCCTAAAATACAGAATATTTCTGTATACATCTTTAAGAAAATTGCCAGGCACCCACCTTCCTGCGCGTTTGTTTCGTGATTGACTGAACTGGCCAACCCTGCAACGACCATGAAAAATATCGCGCACCTGAATACCTCCTATACTGCCTTCACTTAAGACAAGATGATAGAAAGCCTTTACAGTATTGGGAAGGTCAAGGCTAACGGTTCTGTACTGAATTTGCCCGCCCAAGGTAACGCTATAAGGTTCCTCGCGCAGCTCTGCTGGGGTTTCAAATCTGCAGGCAGTCGCCTTGGGTGCAATTAGAACCCCGCCTGTATTGCCTACTCGACGGGTCCATACAATCGGGATTCGTTCAAACAGCAACATCGCCTCCTGGTTTTTGCCCAGATCTAGCCCTCCTGATATTCCATTGCCGCTGCCAATGGCCATGCTCCCGCCCAAGGCCACAGCATTGGCGCCCGTTGCATAGCGAGAAGGCCGCGCCTTGGCGCCTACGCTTAAAAGGGAGTACCCAGATACGTCACCAGCAATCAAAGCCCCGCCAGTCCTTCCACCGCCCCCGCTATTTCCCGACCGCACTATGGGGGCAACCATTAGAAAGACAGCACGCAGGGCGTCCCGATCAATTCGGTAGTCGCAATTCTAGGCGGCATCATCGCCATGACCGGGGGCGGCGTGCTGGTGGCCGAGAATGAAACCGTGGTCAGCGTGCCACCACCGCCGCTGACCTGGAATAGCCCGCTGGAGATCCTGGAGAGGCCGGCCAGGGTAACCTCGAATTGAGTCACTTCGATGAGCCACTGATTAGCAGCTGCTTGGAACACCAGCGACTTGACGGCGGGGGAATGCGCGCAGGTGATCGTGACCGATCCGGATACCAGGCCCGAATCAAGGCCCGGGCAGTTGAACTCCTGAAACTCCCAGCTCTGCAGCCCGTCGCCATCGCCAGCATCAAAGGCGGTAAAGGGGGCATTGTTGATCCCATCGAGCCGGTGCCATCTCCCCTTTGCGTTGCCGCTGGGGTCCATCCACTTCAGGGTCTGGGTGTAGACGTGGGGGCCGTAGTCGGGCATCAGGCCATTCCCAGCGCCTGGCGGCCGTCATAACTCTGGATGTGATCCCAGAGCTGACCAATCCCATCGCTCACCATGGCCTCGGCATCCTCGCGTCTGATCCACTGGGAGCCGTCGGGCTGCTGCTGGACCGGGCCGGTTTGAACCTGGATCGTTGGGGCGAAGGTGCCGCCTCTGGAGCCCCCTGCCCCGCTGCCGCCGCTTGTGGCAGCACGAGGGGCCGACCGCGCCAGGTCGATGATCTGCTCCTGCGGGTGGACCATCGCCATGAATCCGCCCTGCCCGTCGAGCCCGCCAGACCGGGGGCCGTTGCCGGTGTAACCGCCGCCGGCAAACTGGGGCACCTGCACCGGCTGGATCATCCCCAACTGCGGGCCCCGCACGGCGGCGCTCACCGAATTGGCCGCGGCGATCAGGCGGTTGATCTGCTCGATGAAGGCATTGACCGCCAGCCCTGCCAGGCTGAGGGCTGAATTGATCACCCCCCGCACCGTGCCAACGATCGACTTCCAGGCATCGGTGATGGGCTTCACCAGGCCTAGCGCGTAGTCCCTAATGCCATCCATGCCAGCATTCCAGGTCTGCCCCAGGCGGGCAATCAGGCCATTCTCTGGGCCAATGATGGTGTCGATAAAGGCGGTCCAGTTCTCGCCCAGGTTGGTCAGGATATTGCCGGCATAGCTGGCGAGGCCGTCCATCATCAGGTTCCAGCCACCGCCGATCATTGCGACAAACCCGGTTTCAGGGTTGGCGATTAGATCCCAGAGGCCGCGGAACGCATCGGCGATCTGGTCGCGGAAATTGAAAACCACCACCGCCGTGGCCACGGCTGCCGCGCCGATCAGCACCGGGGCGGTCACGAACCCGGCGACCAGGGCAGCCAGGCCGGTGGCTACTGATCCGACGGTGGTGGCGATGCCAGCCAGACCTGCCGTTACGGCTGGCATGGCCCCAGCCCAGCCGGCAAGGGTGGCGCCGAGGCCAAGGCCGGCAATGGTCTGGATGGCCATCCCAAGCCCAGCCACAACGGGCAGAGCAATGACGGCTGCTGCTCCAATGGCGCCAATCCCAATTGCTATTTGCGTGAGCAGGGGATTGGCCTGGGCAAAGCCTGAGACTGCTTGAACTACTGCAACAAATCCAGGGATCAATTCTTTAATCACGGGCAACAACTGATTACCTATTTCGATCTGCAAGTTTTCTACATTGTTTTTGGCTAGCTGCATCTGCGCCGCCGTTGTTTCCATCATCACTCCAGCTTCAGCGGTTACTGATCCCATGTTTTTAGTTTCATCATTTGCAACCTTTAGCATTTCGGCTAGCTTCTCTGTATTGTTGATCATATTAAATAACCCCCTGGCCTCATCGCCGAAAAAGTCGCTAAACGTAGGCAGCTGCAGCTCTTGCGGCAGGCTCTTGATTTTATCCAGCATCGCAATTATTGTAGGCTCTGCGTTAGTTACCATGTTTCTAGCCAACAGCAATCCTGCGCTTTCGCCTGACTTCCTAGCCGCTTCGTCTTGTTGGATTTTTAGCATCTTTTGCTGGCCATCATGTAAAGCTCTTTCTTCTGTAAACGATTCCTCTATGTCTTTCTTTTTGTCGTCCAACCTCTCTTGCTCTGCTTGCTTAAACGCGGCGACACTTTCTTCGTATGCCTTTTTTTCCTCATCGGCCATATCTCTAAGTATTTTCAGCTCTGCATCCTTACGTTCATTAAGCGCGTCCATCCGGAATGTAGCAGCATCTTCTATGGCCCGCCGCTCACTCTTTAGGTATTGCTGCGAGGCTTCATCAGTGCCAGTAACCCGTTTGCGGAGTTCCTCTAATAGGTCTTCGGTTTTTCGACGCTCTGCCGTCTCGTAATTTCTGTAATTTAAATTTAGCGTTTTTTCCTCTTGG